TATTGTAAAGATTTGTTTTGATAACTTAAAAGAGTTGCAAAAGGATTTTAATATAGAAGTTCTTTGTGTAGTATCTGAACAATGGGCTAAACTATTAGCTTTTGAATATGGCTTTAAGTATATAGAGGCTTCTAATGAATGTTTAGGAACTAAAATGAATATAGGTGTAGAAGAAAGTTTAAAGTATCAATATGACTATCTAATGAACTTAGGAAGTGATGATATAATAACTAAAGAACTGTTTGAAATATATGAGCCACTATTTAAAGAAAATTATCCTTTCTTTGGTGGTACTAGAGTAACTTTTATAGATAGTGAAAGTAAAAGGTTAAAGACTTGTGATTATCAAGCTATGATAGGTGCTGGTAGATGTATTAGAAGGGATGAATTAATAGCTGTTTTAGATATACAGCCGATGTATGGCAAGATACAAAAAGGATTAGATTTTAATAGTATGTCTAAATTTAGATGTGCTATGAAGGAAATACAGAATCCATTTAGAACCATCTATGATATTAAAAGTGATATTAATATATGGGGTTATGATAATCTAGGTGGTGATGAACTAGAATTTGAAAAAGGAATAGAAGGATTAACAACTAAACAAATTGACAATATTTTAGAGCTATGAAGGGTGGTGTATTAGATAGAAGAATTATAGTGCAAAGTAAATCAGAAGTAGTAGCTACTAATGGACAAAGAACTTTAACATGGTCAACTTTTTTAACTATTTGGAGCAATCCAGTAGTAAAAGATGGTGTAGAAAAAGAAGATAATAAAAACCGTTCTACTTCAAGAATGGTTAATTTTAGAACAAGATATAATAGTACTATTACAAATGAAATGAGAATTTTATGGAATAATCAGTATTACAAGATAGAAGATATAAAAGAGTTGGGAAGGCAAGATGGATTAATGATTAATACAAGTTTATTAACTCAAACATAAGATGGCTAAAGATGGTTTAAATATAGATGTTTCAGATTTAAAAAAAATGGATAAAGCCTTATCTAATTTAGCTATAACAAGCCAATCAAAAGCTTCTAGGATAGTTGATAGTTCATTGACTAAAGCTGCTGCTGACACTAGAAAAAAAGTTAAGAAAGCAGCACCTAAAAGCACTGGTCAATTAAGAAGGTCGATTAAAAGCGGTCTTAGAAAGAAGGTTAATGTTCCTAGAGATGTTTTTTTGGCTGGGGTGTGGTTTCAGCAGGGTAAAAGCCTCGGAAATGCTGATGGATACTATGCTAGGTGGGTGTTAAAAACTCATAAAGCTAATGCTTCTGGACATACTGGTGGGGATGATTTTTTAACTCCAGCATTAAAAGCGTCTAGGGCTGGTTTTATAAGTGTAATAGATAAACAGTTAAGCAGAAAAATAGTCGAAGGTTTTAGAATACCTGAAGAAATGCCTAAAGAGGGGGTTTTATAATTAATAAATAATGTATAATGGCAAAAGGTATAGGTGATGTAATATATAGTTTACTAAGTAATTCTACTGATGTTACTGATATAGTTAGTACTAGAATTTATCCATTTCTAGCTATAGAAGATGTGGTTTATCCTTATTTAGTTTACACTATTGAAAATGTTGATCCAACCGTAAGTAATTGTGGTGCTTCTCAATTAGATAAAGTAACTTTTAATTTAGAGATATATACAGAAACTTTAGGACAATTAGAAGATTTAGGTAATAAAGTTAGAGCTGCTTTAGATAGATATAAAGGAACAACAGAAACTATAGATGTTCAAATAATAGCGTATCAAAATGAAGATTATGGTTATGCTGATGAAGATAGGGTTTACTTAAAAATACAATCTTACTTAACACGAATTATTAAATAATAAATAAATATATGGAATTAATACTATTAAAAGATTATAAACCACATTCAAGGCTTTTAAAAGCTGGAACACCTATAGGTGTAACTAATTCAGTAGGTTTAGAACTTATAAAAAAAGGAATTGCTAGAGATGTAACTAAAGAATATCTAGCAGATATTATAAAGAAAAGAGAAGAAGATGCTAATCCAATTCAAGAAGTAGAACCTTCAGAAGAAGAAGTAGCAAAAAAAGAAATAAAAAAAGAAAAAAAATAACTAATTTTACAATAACAAGAAGTATTAAGTAATACTTTACAAAAATTTAAAAAATGGCAACAACTGGAATAATAAATGGTACTGACTTCAATATATATGTAGCAGGAACTAAAGTGGCTTGTGCTACAAGTGGAAGTGTATCACTATCAATGAGTAATAGAGATGCGACTTGTAAAGATAGTGCTGGATGGAGCGAAAGCTTAGAAGGATTAATGGAATGGTCAATAGAAGGAGAAGGTTTATTTGCCTTAGATTCTTCTTATGGTTATGTAGATTTAAAAACTGTTTTAACTACTAGAGATGCAGTAACTATCAGATTTAGTACTGAAGTAACTGGTGATGAATATCATGAAGGAACTGCTTTTTTAGTTGATTTATCTGCTGATAGTGCAACTGAGGAATCTATGACTTATAGCTATTCTTTTACTGGAACTGGTCCATTAAATTTAAAAGCTTTAACATAAGCAATAACTTAATAATTAATTAAAACTAAACTACAATTATGACTATTAAAATAGGTGAAAAAGAATTTACATTAAAGTATAATAATAAAGCTTTATTTAAAATTGAAAAAGAATTAGATTTATCAATAGTTAAACTATTTCAAGATGTTAAGCAACTTGAAAAGGTGAGTACTATTTTTGTGATTGTTCATTCTGGAATAGTAGAAAATATATCTTTTGATGAATTTAGTGAATTAGCTACATTTGAAGATTTAGGTGCTATTTTGCCAGATGTAATACAAGAAATTACAGAATCTTTTAATACTGGTTCAAAAAAAAAGTAAATGAAGAAGAAGGAACTGCTTTAGTATGGGATTGGTATGAAGTACAAAAATTAGCTTTTGGCTTTTTAGGATTAAAACCTAAAGAGTTTTGGGAGTTACAACCAAAAGATATAATTATAATGAATGAGGGTTTTCAGATGAAGCAAGAATATACAGAAGGCTTACATTTGGAAACCCTCCGTTTGTTAAGATATAATGCTTATACTTCATATATTGGTATTCCAACTAAAAAGAGTGCTAAGAAATCTAGTTTGTATAAATTTTATCCTTTACCACTTGATCCAAAAGCTAAAGAACTTTCTTCTGATGAAGCTAAACAGTTATTTAATCGTAGAGAACCATTAATTACTAATGGAAAGTTAAGAGGTTATAGAGAAAATAATACTAATAAACTTTATAATAAAGAAGGTGTTTTAATAGGATATATAAAAGAAGATTTAATAGAATATATTAATTAGTATAAAGTTATACTAAACACAAAATAAAATGGGTAAAAGTAGTGGTTCAATTTGGGTAAGTTTAGGGTTAAGGACTGCTGAATTTACAAAAGGAATAAAGAAAGCTAAAGGTCAATTAAACGGTTTTCAGAAGTTCGGTGCTGGTTTAAAAGGTATGTTTAATCCTTTAACAGTTGGAATAGGTGTAGTAGCTGGTTTAGGTGCTGCTATTGGTGATGCTATAGGTATAATAAATGATTTTGAGAAAGCTAATAGTGAATTAAAAGCTGTTTTAGGTGGTACTGATGCACAAATGGCTTCTTTATCAAATCAAGCTAAAGCATTAGGTGCTACTACTGCATTTACTGCTTCAGAGGTCAGCGGATTGCAAAAAGAGATGGCAAAATTGGGATTCAATTCTAGCCAGATAGAGAACATGACTGAGGCTACACTTAATTTAGCTGCTGCTGCTGGTGTTGAATTATCAGAAGCAGCACAATTTGCTGGGGCTTCATTAAATGCTTTTGGTTTAAATAGTCAAGATGCTGGACATATTACAGACGTAATGGCTTTATCTTTTGCTTCTTCTGCTTTAGATATGGAGAAGTTAAGCGAAACCATGAAAACAGCAGCACCTATTGCTAAAGCTACTGGTGTAAGTTTTGAAGTTGCTACTGCTGCTGCTGGTAAATTAGCAGATGCTAATATAACTGGCTCTAAAGCTGGAACTGATTTAAAAAATATATTTTCTGAATTAGTAAAAGATGGTAAACCTTTTCAAGAAAGTTTAAATGATATAGCTGCTGAATTAAATGGAGCAAGCACAAAAGCTGAAAAGTTAGCAATAGCTGAAAAGTTAGTAGGTGAACGTGCTAAAGGTTCTTTATTAATATTAGCAGACCAAAAAGACGAATTAGGAAAATTAGCGGGGGAATTTTTAAATGCTGATGGTACTGCCAAAAAAATGGCTGACACTATGCTAGATAATGTATCTGGTAGTATGACAAAAGCAAGTTCTGCTTATGAAGGTTTTGTTCATTCATTAAATAAAGGTAGTGGTGTAGTAAGTAAGGTTTTAAAAGGTGCTGTAGATGCTGTTGCTAGTTTGTTAGGTGAAATGACAAAACTAACTAATTCAGAATCTGCTATGGGCTTTTTTGAAAGATTTGCAGCTTTAACTAATCCAGCTTTAGGGGCTATGCTCGATGCTAGAGATGCCAGTGAGAAGCTAAAAGAAAAAGTAGAAGAAGTTGCTGAAGTAATGCCAGATTTGGCTAAAGGGGCTGAAGAAGTCGTAGCTTCTACTAAAGAATTTACAAAAGCTCAACAAGATGCTGCTTTAAAGGCTAGAAACCTAACATTAAACCTAGAAGCTTTAAAAGATGTAGATTTAGGTAATTTTAATGAAAAGAATTTAGATGCTGTAGGTAAGTTAAAAGATGCTTTAAAAATAGACCAACCACTTAAATTAGCAATACCAATAATACCAGATTTACAAATTGATCCATCCGCTGAAGTCACTGGTAAAATTACTGGTGAAATGATAAAAGCTGGTGAAGATGCAGGAGCTGCTTTGAGTAGTTCTTTACAGTCAGCAGCACAGCAAGGTTTGGTAGGGCTTGGTGAAGTTTTAGGTTCTGGTGGCGGTGCTGAAGAATTTGGTGCTGTTTTAATAGGTGGTTTTGCTGGATTGTTATCTTCTTTTGGTGAACAAATGATTTCTTTAGGTTTAGGAATGATAGCTTTACAAGCTGCTTTAGCTTTAGGACCATTAGGTGCTGGTTTAGCTATTGCTGGTGGTGTTGCTTTAATAGCTACTGCTGCTGCAATAAAGGGAAGTATGGAACAATCAAGTGCTACTGGATTTGCACAAGGTGGATTAGTAACTGGTTCAGTTTTCGCTAATATTGGTGAAGGAATAGGAACAACACCAACCAATCCAGAAGTAATTGCACCTTTAGATAAATTAAAAAGCTTTATGAATCCAGAAGGCTCTGGTGGTGGTGAAGTTAAATTTAGAATACAAGGTAATGAATTAGTAGGAATATTAAAAAGACAAAATAAGTCTAATAATTATAGTAATTAATATTAAATTTGTTTTATGGCTTTTGGATTAAAATATACTACTACTTTTTATCAATTAAAGAACTATCAAAAGAATGTACCAAGTACAGCTAATCCACACCAATGGAGAATAGAAATATATAAAGAAGGTTTTGCTGGTTCTAGTACTGCTTTAAATTGTGATAAAGATAGTATTGTTTTAGGTAGAGATGGTGATTTGTTAGATGTAGTACAAGGAACTAAACTATCTTTTTCATTAATAAATATATCAGAAGGTTCATTAAAAGAATTTAGAACTGCTGATTGGGGTGATTATAAGGTAATTTTAATTAAAGACCCATATGGAAACCCACAAACTAAATTTGTAGGTTATAACCAAAGTGAGATTTACACCGAAAGTTACTCCCAGCCACCTTATTCAGCAACCTTTGAAGCTACTTGTGGATTAAACCACCTAAAGCATGTTAAATGGGATGATAAAGCAAACATATTAGAAGAAACTGGAAAGGATGCAAACAGTACAGCTACAGTAAGTGCTTCAGTAGCTTTAACAACTTCAACACAACATATTAGATTTAAAGTAGATGAAAATACTGGAACTTATGATAATGTTTTATTTAGACTTCAAACTTCTAATGATGATATTACTTTTTCAGATTCTTCTTTTTCTTATAGTGGTATAAATTTTACAGTTGATACGACATATCTAACTACTAACTATGTTAGATTAAAAGTTGAAACTGCTGAAGGTTCTGCAAGTACTGTAGATTGGAGTATAGAACCTTTGTATGTATCTCAAAAATCAATAATAGAGGTTTTAAGATTAGCTTTAAATAAATTACCAAGCCCTATAGCAATTAGAGAGTTTGTAAATATTTATGAAGATAGTATAAATGCTACTACTACTGATTCCATGCTGAATCAAATTTATGTAGATAGTAGTGTATATAAAAAGAAATCAGAAGAGGGGGCTGAAGGTCAAGAAGAAGCTTTTAGTTGTCATAGAACAATAGAAGAAGTTTTAAAAGTTTTTGGTGTTAATATATTTCAAGCTAATGGTATATGGTATATTATTAGAGTACAAGAGTACATGGATAGCACAATGTACTATAGAGATTTTAATGCTAATGTAGGTACTGAAAGAACAATAACAGTAGATGGAACTGGTAATTTTACATCTAATGATAAAACTACTACTGGACCAACTGGTGCAGATGGTGAATTAATTTTAGTAGCACCTTCTTCAGAGTTAAGTATTGAACCACCTTTGAATAGAGTTCAAGTAACATATAGTCAAGAAAATTTAGAACAAGTATCTAGTGATTTAGTAAAAGATGGTTCTTTCGCAAATCATGTAGCACCGTTATCACCTTTGAACTGGAATATGCTTAATGTGCCAACAGCAAGCCCTTATCCATTATATTATGATTCTAATAATAATGGTTTTGAAAAGTGGATGTTCCGTTTTGATCCTAATGGTAGTTGTAATGATTCTTTTTTATCTGGTACTACTTACATAGAACAATTAAAACCTTCTGTTGCTACATCTACATTAGATAGTGTTGTTTTAAGTTTTCAAACCTATTTTGATGTTAATTTTAGTGGCGTAAGTAGTGGAACTGTAGTAGCTGATTGGATAAATAACTCGTTAAAGCTTACTTATGAATTAGAAATTCAATTTGGAACTTATTATTTAAACGGTAATGATATTGGTGGTTATACATGGCAAAATTCCTATGCAAGGGCAACATTTAGATATTATGGTGGTGTAGCTTCTAATAATGGTAGTGGTGCTGGTTTTTATAATTATGGTACAACATTTTGGAAACAAACCAATGTAACTTTACCAACACTACCAGAAACTTCTTTTGTAGATTTTAGAATAAGATTGTACCAGCCATATAGTAATGTACAACCATTTGCAGATAGTGATTCTGATATAACTAATGATGGTGTAAGTATTTCAACAAGTGGAATTAGTTTAGTTTACTTACCTTTAGAAGGTCCACCTACAGAAGAATTAATACTTTATTCTAATATAAACGAGGATGAAAATATAGAAGAAATAGAAGTTTTACATGGTGATGGTACAAATAGTGGAACTCTAAACAGTTTTAGAACTTCAAATTATTTAATTACTAATGAATGGACTAGAAGAAGTTTAACAGATGATACAGATATATTAACTTTATTTCTAAAGCAATTAGGAGATTTAAAAGGTGATTTTGTAAAAGAATTAAGTTGTACTGTAATAGGAGAATTAGACGTTTACAATACAATTAAAGAAACTACAGATGTATTAACACATTACTATATTAAAACCTATGAATGGAATATTTGCACAAGTGAGTATAGTTTTACATTAAGTGAATTAGAAAATTCTTTATTACCAGTAGTGATAATAAAAGAAGGTGTAATAGGTGATGTAAACCCAGAACCAGTAGATGATACATACAGCCCTTTTGAGCGTATTACTTCACCTACTTCAGATGGTAGTATAGTTACATCTAGTGCTTCTATTAATCCAGAACAAACAGATTTAAACAATTACATTTAATGGCAAATTTACCAAAGATAGTATATAATTTTAATGAAAATGATGCTTCTACTATTAGAGATTATTCAGAGAATGGCAATGATGGTGTAGGGACTAATATAACTATAGCAGCTTCTTCAAGGGTTGGTAATGATGCTGTTTTTAATGCTATAAAAGATACTATAAATTTAGGTTCTATTACTGTTTTAGATGGTAAAAGTACTATGTCGGCTCATTTTGGAATACAATTAAATGCTAGTACTGGACTTAAAAATATATTCTATTTAGAAGATGGTTTTGATGCCGTATATGATTACACAACAAACTTCTTTACAGCTTATTTAAAAGTTGCTACTGGATATGCTGAAGTTAGTACTACTGCTTTAACTATTGGTACTTTTTATGATATAGATGTAGTATATGAATCTAATGTTTTAAACCTTTATTTAGATGGTGTTTTAATAGATACTGATTCTAGCAAAAGTGGTGTAATAGATAATACTACTGGTGATGCTTTATTTGGTGAGGGTGCTTCATTAGATTCTGCTTTTTTCCTATTGAATGAGTTTAAGCTTTATGATTCTGTTATTAGCACTAATATAATAGATGCTGTAATAAATGAACCCAATGGAGTATACACTTTATCAGAACATGAATTTAATGTAGGTGATATTATATTTACAAATTTAGATACTACACCTTTATATGGAATAGTTAGTTTTATTGAAACTGGAGCTTTTAGATTTTTACCTTTAAGTGATGGTATAAGTGGTGCTTTAGTATTTCGTAGAGGTGGTCATTTATGGGACACTACAAGACAATGGGGTTTATTAATAGATGATACCCCGAAGGTTTGTTTTTATGATGGACAAAGTTTAAGTACTGAAATATTTGTAGATGCTAAAAAGACTTATTGCTTAGGTGTAAATGGTAATAACTCTAGTCAATTAATAATAGTAGATAGAAAAGAATCTTTGCCTACTGCTGTATCTGGTGTAATAACTCTTTTAGATGGTTATTCATATTTATTAGCAAAGGATATAGATTTAACTGGTGATAGGATAGAAACAAATGGAGTAGTATCAATTTGGGGTTCTTCACCAGAAGTAGGGCAGTTAAAGTCTACTGGACTATCAGCTTCTTCATATTTGGTAACTTCAGAATATACCCTTTCTTTAAACAATGTAGGACTAGAACATGATAAATGTATTTCTTTAGATGCTACAGCAAATGCAAACCAAGCTATTGACTGGTACGGTGTTAATTTTTACAACTGTACTACAGAAATAGGAACTATAAAAAACTATGGAAATGTTATATTAAACACTATAGGTTTCTTGAATAGTGGTGGTTTAACTTTTGATGGTAGTATAGGAACTATTGGTATTTCAGATACTATATTTGAAAACGCAACAACTTTAACTTCTATAATACTTCCAAGTACTTTGACAGTAACTAGAAGATTTAGAATAAACAATAGTAGTTTTGTTAGTCTTAGTGGTGAAACTGCTTTAAATGTTTCTACAAGTGCAACCATTCCAGATGAAGGCTATATTTTAAGCGATGTTAATTTTGGTGGTGGCGGGACATATTTAACAGGAGTACAATCAACTGATAATAAAGCTAGATTTGAAGGATGTAGAGGAATTTCTAATTCTGGTAATATAGGACAATATTATATGCAAGGTAATGCAACAGTTACAACTATAGCTGCTGCTGGTACATTTGTAAAAATAGCTGGTACTACTACAACTGGAACTTATGTAGAAAAGTTTGATGTAACAACCACAAGTAATAAAGGTGTTTATTCTGGAAGTTTAACAGGTTTTTATAAAGTTGAAATTGTAGCTGGTTGTACTAGTGGTAATAACAAAGAATTAGAATTAGCCATTTATAAAAATGGAGTTATAACAACACCTTCAAGGTCTAAAGGAACTACTACGGGAACTGGTAAAGCTGAAAATATAGTTTCTCATGATATAATTGAATTATCTACAAATGATTATGTAGAAGCTTTTATAACTAATAATACTGGCACTACTAATATAACTGTAGAAGATTTGAATGTAACTATAGTAAGATTAAATTGAAAAAACCTTTATCTATATGTAGTAGCTGTAGGAAGGTAAAAACCCTTTCTTGTGTATGTGTTCCAGTTAAGAAGTTTGAAGGCTTTAAACAGAATAACTACAAGCTATACAATAGCAGGAAGTGGAGAACCTTTAGCCATAAGTTAAGAAAGGATAACCCACTTTGTAAATTATGCTTAGATGAAGGTAGAACAACAGAAAGTTCTATGGTGGATCATATAAGAGAAATTAATGCTGGTGGTGCTATATGGGATGTAAACAATCTACAATGTTTATGCAAATCATGCCATGCTAAAAAGAGCGGAAAGAAAAAAAGTTTAAAATAAATTTTGTAGTTACATCTAATTAACTATATTTACACCATAATAAAACAAAGCGTTCTTTTAATTGCTTTTTCCTAAAGATAGGTTTCGTTGTTTTCCCTATCTTATTTAATCAAATCTTAATTACATGGATGCAATAATAATAGTATTAATAGTAGCTAATATAATAGCTTTAACTGGATTAATAATAAGATACTTCACTTTTAAGAAGTGGGATAAAGAAAATAGATAGTTATGGAAAAAGAAGAAATAATAACACATTTAAAACTTAAGTTAGTTCAAGACAAATTGGGACAATCTTCTTTTAATAAAATAATCAGTTTTATTAACACCATCCAAAAAGAGAACGAAGATTTTAATGTAATAACTGATAATTCAAAAGTTAATATAAATTTATTAAAACAGATTGAAACTCTAAAGGCAGAGAATGAACTATTAAGAAAACAAAAAAACAAATGGAGAGATTTAGCTGAATCATATATTAATTAACCAAATAACAAACTAAAGAATATAAACTATGATAAGATACAATTATTACTGTTTAAGCAGTAGAGAAGGTAAATGCAAGAAACACGCAAAACTACAACAACATGAAGCTAAAGATGAAGAAGCTTTAATGGTATGTGATGAATGCGGAAACAATCTAAAAGTAGTAGGAATAGCAACCTCTATAGTACATAAAGGAACACAAGAAAGTAAAATATAATAGATATGAAACAATATAGATACAACACAGTAAAGATAGTAGTAATGATTAATATAGGGCTATTAGCTCTAATGGGCTGCTCTAAGGATGATACACCACAACCACAACCAAACACACCAGATACTACAGTAGGTGTAACAGATGAGCCTATAGGCTACTACAACAGTCAGTACGTACAAGATAGCATGATAGGTAAGTGGGCTATCTATAAGCATACATACATAGGTGCTACCAACTACGAGCAGTACCAACCACAACCTTATGACTTAATAACAATAACATCTAATACTATTCAATACAACATGGACACACCAGAGCCTTACACTTATAATCAATTCAATATAAAATCTTTATCATATAATTATTATGTGAAGGATATGGACCAGCCTAACACATGGATGTATGTGCTAGATAGTAACGTGGTGCTACCTACTGGTATAGATACCATCTACTATAGCATGGCTAAGGTACAGTAGTGCTACACCACCACCTACATACTTAAAGAAAAAAATAATTAAATTAATTGTTTAGGTAGGGCGGTGTAAATAGCTGTGGGACAACACTCTGTACAT